CTGTCAAAAAGCTGGACAAACGCTGGTGATAGTCCTGTGGACATAGCTTGTCTCCTGATTAAACCAAAATTTCGCGGTCTGGTTATCGGGAAACATCCCGGCCTCTAGCGTGAGGACCGGCCCAAAAAGGGTTGTCAGTCAAAACCGCCTTACACGATTTCATGCAACGTGTAAATACTAGGTGGTACTTTTGATGTATGTATAAAAAATGGGGAGCAAGGCAAGGACGAGAAAACCTTGCCCCCCTAGTCTGCCAAGCTGGGAGGAAACTTGGCGAGGAGAACTAACCGTATCGGCGGTTAAACTCATTCTCAACTTTCTGCCGATACGCTGGGTCACTCTGATAGCGTGGGTCAGCCATGCGGCTTTGCATCTCGACCGTAAAATCTGCCTCAGACAATTGTTCTTCCGCAACCGGGGCTAGCGGTATCTTGGACATATCGCCGGTCATGGTGCGAACTTTCTGCATCAGCCGCTGGCCTATGGCCGTGCCGCCCCAGTTGTTCAACTCAGCGCGTTCATCTTCTGAGACAATGCCTTTGCGAACTAGACCGTCAGCCCAAGTCACATTGCTTTTGATTATCTCGTCGGCATTGGGTCCGAGAGCCTCATGTTCTGCTTTGTAGTCAGCTTCAGCCGCCGCAACATTCTCGCCGGACATCTGCGTGATAGCACCGGCCAGTTCGTCAAATGCCTCTTGATTGACGCCGTACTTTTTGGCCCACCCTAGATAGGTATCGACCACCGGGTCATCCAGCTCATAGCCCGCCTCGGTCAGCACATCGGTTGAGTACTCGTCCGGCGCTTTGTGCTTTCCCTGAGAGAATTTCTTTTGCAGTTCCTCATAGGACTTGGCTAGGTCTTCCGGCTTGGCGAACTTCTCGTCAAGCCACGCTGGTCGTTCCTCTTTTGGCGGCTTCTCATCCTCGACGCGGTGCGGCATTGCCTCATCTGCGACCTCACTTTCTGGCTCAGAAGATTGTACGCCTTCCATAAGGCTTGCTGGTTCCGGCGTTTCAGTCTCGGCCACTGTTTGACCTTCATCATTTAAAGTCATCGGCTCTTTTCACTCGCTGAATTATTTCTCGGACAATGCTGTTCTGACCTTCGCGGGCATAGCCGTAGCTTTCATGTGCGCCCGGTGACCAACAAGGCTGGTCGAGGGTCTGGGCATGTAGGTGCGCCAAGACTTGCTTGCCCGCCGGTGTGGTAAAAGTGCGTTTAAAGTTAAGGTCCATCTCGCGCATCAGGTCGAGAGGTTCTAGTTTAACCGGCTGGGCCTCGGCGTTGACGCCATCCCAGCCAGGGGAGTTTATGCTACGAATACGTTGGGCGTTGTTCATGCTTGTGGTGCCTCAGTTGGCGGTGCCCCGCCCATTTCCTGTTCAGCCATCATTGCAGCGGCCTCGGCCATTTGCGCTTGCATCTCGGCGCGTTCTTCTAACGTGGTGCGTAGGTCAGCCGGAATGCCAAGCTGGTCCGCAATATAATCGCCAACCGCATCTATTTTGATGAGTGTCTGGCCAACCGGCCCCAGCATCTGGCTTATCTGCATGAACTGCATAATCTCACCCAGCCGCTCGGCGTTGTTGGCCATAGCCAAGGGCGATTGAGGAACGACCGTCACCTCTAGGCCGTTCACCTTGAGCGGCAGTTCAATCATCCCCATCTCGTCCATCAGTTCGAGAGACCGGCGCACGATTGGAAACATTGTCTCCGAAATCAAACGACCAAACGCGGATCCGAGGTTCTGGGAAAGTTCAGACAGTTTTGCGTTTATTTCAGTGGCCGACCGGGCCGACATATTCTCAGGCGTCAGGCTCTCGTCCAGCAGGGCTTTCTTTATGTTAGCGCGTAGGTCATTGGCCACAATCTGGGACAGGTTCGCATCGCCAGAACGGGGCAGGGGCGTCAGGCTGGGACCGCGTGGCCCACCGTTACTCGACACGCCTATGACCGCACCCGGCACGATACTGATTGTTTGCGGGTTTAGCACCCCGTCATCGACCGCCGTGAACACGCCGCCGATTGAGATGGACGCATTCTTGAGTGTGAGTTCAACGACCTTATTCAAGGTGCGGATGTCGGCCAAGGCATACAACACCGGGCCGCGACCGTACCGCTCGTTGCTTGCTTTCATGTATCTGGAAATCACCCACGGCCATGATTTGAGGTCACGATGCACCAGTTTGTCATCGCCCTCCGCAGTGACCAGGCAATAGTACATCTGGCCATCGATGGTGTACGTGGCCTCAATCAGGCCAACCTTCTTGGTCGGGTCTTCGGCGGCATCGTCAATCATTCGTTGTGGAATATTGGCGTCCGGCCACTCGCGCTGTATCACATTGAACGGTCGGTTTAGCCTGCGATACACCGTATCCGGCACCCCATTGGGGCCTTCGTCAAAACAGATATGGTACGCCGGAATAGCCGTGTAGCGTATCGGCGTTAAGGTATCACCGGGCTGAATAAGCATCACCGAGGTGCCGATTGCGAGGTCCAGCAAGAACTCACCCATCGCGAGGTCAAAGCCTGATTGCATCATCACGGCAAACATTTTTTCGGTATAGAAATCTAGGACTTGCTGGGCCTCAATCTTTTGCTCTTCGGGAATGTCATTGCCCGGTTGCAAGCGGCACCAAGGACGCTGGGGAGGAAACAGCGAGGACTGAATGCGATTGGCAAATCTGGCGGTCGAGTGAATGGCGGTCGAGTCGAACACACGGCGCATCTTGTTTTGCCCAGGCGTCCCGCTTTCAGCATAGCCATCGTAGAGGTTTCTCATGGGCAAAGCGAACTCGTATGCCTCTTCGTAGATGCTGCGCCACTCTTCTTTGTGAGCGTTGCACCGGGCGTACCGCTTCTTAATGTCCTCAACACTGAGTACCATTACTTACCCTTTTTTACCTTCTTTGTCGGCTTTTTGGGCGGCTTTTTTTGACCGTACATCGTCTTTCACCTTTGTGTGCTTGGGGTTTCGTCGGTAGGTTTTCATCGTTACCCTCGCGGGTTCCGGCCAGAGCCTAGAATGCGAGAGAGAACTTGCCGACCGGGTCCGGCATCACCGGGTGCCACGCCTTGGGCCATCAGCATAGTGCGTCCACCAGTTCGCTTAGACCGTTTGCGGGCCTGTATCTTGCGCTGTTCCGCTGCCTCTTGGCGTTCTGCGACCTGTTCTTGCCGAGATAGAGTGTCATCAGCATCGGTCTCAGCCACCGTGGGGGTGGGTGGTGGTGCCTTGCTACTGAATAAACCGCCCATCAAACAACCTCCCGTACATGTAGTAATCCGCACCGTCAGGGCCGTAGGACCGCATGGTGCCTTCGCGCTGAAAATAACAGCGTTCTGCCCATATACAAGCCGTAGCATTTGCTGAGTGTACACTAAATTGCAGCCTTTTTATCTTCATTTGCCTAGAAACGTGGTTAAAAAAGGCCAATGAACCCCTATGCAAGGGCACAACCTTACGCCCAATGTCCTTGCTGGGGATAAGCCAAGCCTCGCAAACACCCGGCCATAGCTGCCAAACGCCAAACATTGCGCTGATACCATCACGGTCCAAGACAGAGAACGCCAAGCCAGCGTTTGCGTAGGTTTCCAAGTACTGCTTGTAGTCAGCAAACAGTTCAATATTGGCGGCGTCGAACTCGTTTAGTTCGCACATATCCAAATGATGGGGATACCAGCGGACCACACGGTTATCCCGTTGCATCCGCATTACTTCATTCAACTCAGCTATTGAAAACGTCAAAATCCAAAACCTTTGCTTGCTTGAAAGACCCGCCGGTCGGCATTGGGCGTTTCGTCATGATTTTATGCTCAGAACCCAAGAGACAATAGCCCGCCGCATCGCCAACGTGTGAATGCTCATTTTTGTTTGGAGCGTCCCGAAACCGCTCTTGCCCCGCGCCAATTGACACACGCCGGAAGTGATACCCGCCGCCCAGGCTCTTGCGAACCCGTATGCACTTTCTATCAACCAGCAAACCCGGCTTGCCATCAATCAACCTGCCCATCGGCATGGCCAACGCCTCTCGCCGCGTTTTAAAATCGTTGGTCGCGGTAGGCTGGGCCAAGATGCCGTGCGTCTTGAGATGGTCAAAGCTGGTGGTCTCAAATATTTGGTCCCTTTGCATACCGGCAGGGTCACCCCACACCAACGTCGAATAGCCGGGAAACCGAGAAGACAGGTCAGCCTTGAGCGAAGAACAAAACCGTTCTAGGCCCATCTCAAACGTCACCAACTCATGCAGGATATGCCACCGGCCATTCTTCAGCCTCTGAGCAAACACCGCCGCCGGAGTTAAACCAAAGTCCAAGCCAACGTGTACCGGCAGGGACGGGTCAGGCTCCAAGTCAGCGGTCATCAAGTTATCGTTGAACTCAGGCCAAACGGCCCGCCCTTCCTGCACAAACGTATACTTGCCCTCAGCGTAACACTGTATCCAATCCAGCCGCTTGCCGCCTAAAAGCTGTTCATAGTACCCGTCGGGAAGGTTAACTAAGTTCTCGGCGTTTGGATTAGTCTGCCACCACTTGCCCGCTTGGAACAAATACCCCTGCGCCTCTGGCATACTTTCCGGCAGTTCCTCTAGCGGCACCTCAATCACACCGCCCGGCTGCTTGAAGAAATCCCAGCGAAACTTGCCCCCAGGCTTTTCCTTCTCAGCTAAGTGGTAATAAAAATGGTCGCTGTCCATCGGGTTGGTGTCTAAGATAACACCCCGCCAAGTGGTGCCCCCATCGGCTTTTGTCGGGTATCTGCCGACCCTATGCGTCAACCCGTCTATAATGCTCTTCGGCAGTTCACGGCACTCATTCACCCACGCCCCGGTAAGCTCCAAGCTGAGAAGTTTACGAACATCTTTAGGGTCATCCAGCGCCAAAAAGATAACCTCCATATCAATCCCAGCGGCACCCTCCCTAGACGGCAACTTGATGTGGTGCGTAATAGGCGGGCTATGCTTAACCGGCCCAAAAGTATCCTCCGGCAACAACTCCAACCAAGTCTTCAAGGTCGTGGTCTTCAGCATCGGATGCGTATTGCGGACAATCGCCCAGCGCGAATATTTGATGCCGTCCCTCGGACTAGCCTTCTGAGCAACAGCCCGCCGGAATATCTCGGCGCAACAAGCATACGACTTGCCACTGCCAACCGGCCCCATAATGCCCCTGACAAACGCATCAGACTTAAAGAACCTCGCCACAGTGGGCGAGGAACTGAAGTTCAACTTTAATCCGGCAACAGGCTTATTCAAACGCTGACCCTCCACTATCCGGCTCAAATTTCTCAAAGCCCGCTAACTTTAACCTCGCCACATTGTCAGCGTCAGGCTTGGGAACCGCCACACCGGGCGGCTCATAATCATAGCCAACATCTTCCCGATAATGATGGTACAACTTAGGCAACAAATACCCACACATTTTCAACTCACCAGCCAACCGCTCCATCTCTTGCTCCGGCCAATTACCCGCATCAATCGCAGATAACTCGCCGTTGGTCCGCTTCATCATGTCAAACAAAAACTCAGAGAGCTTTATCTTCTGCAAATGGTTCATGCTGTGTCCTTCAAACTAGTGTCAGCGGTGGCCATTAAGCGGCGGTTAAAGCCTGACCAATCCTCATTAACTAAACCTTTGCGGAGAACATAACTCACCATCTCCACACGGGCGTTTTGAAAAACCTCATCAAGTTTATCAGCCCTGGGAAACGCCAGTTTGCGGTTTGCGTTCTTTGAACTAAAAACGTGCATAAACGTAGACGTGGTTTGTATTCGCTTGTTATAGCTTTGGTTCGTAACCAAATTGCCGTTCGAATACCTCTTCATCAACGACAGACCTATCGGTGGCAGCGCATTAAAGTCCAAGTCATTCATGTTCTTATAAAAACGAAACGCATATTCGCTATCACCCTCAATCATTGCCGTCATCACCGCACATGACCTAATCATCGCACTCGACAAACCCCGTTGCTTCTTAGGCGCATAAGCCAACAATTCCTCGGCCAAACGATGAATGTCGCTGTTCCAAACCCACTCATACTCAACCGGGGCTAATGATTTGTTTATCTTGTTAAGCATTGAAACAATAAAACGACAAATCGCACTCGACTCTGGACTCACACCGTACAAGTCCGAAACAGTGCGCCTCGCCCCTTGGTCTAGCACCTTGTAAACATCAGCGTTGTTAGTCACCGAACACTGAATACGAATACTAACGCCCGACATCACACACGCAGACAATCGATGCTGGCCGTCATGCAACCAACCTTCAGCGTCAAACAACAAACCCTGATGCGTCAGTTCGAACTGGCCATTACGTATCATCCGAGTCAATTCCTGGACGTGTTGCCGCCGCACCTTCCGCTGGCCATCCCAAACTCTCGTCAAAATTTCACGCGCAATAGACGGCGTAATTACAAACACACTCGACCCAGAGTTAGGTGCCATGCCCCTTATCTCCCGCAATGTCTCGCGCTCAATTTTGCTTAGAACTGTTCTAATCTCTTCACTCATCTTCTGTCCTCTCCTTGGTTTCAGTCTTCCCCGGTTCCTCCGGCATAATCATATCAATTGAAATCACAGACGGCTTATCCACCACCTTCTCGCTATCAAGCAGACCAGCACTCTTGGCCAACATCTGCATAACCCGCACCTTGTCCACCATCTCAAACTCCATAATATCCCCGTGCTGCGTAGGCGTTATCTTCACCTTCTTAATCGCCGCCTTCACATGCTCAGGAACATCCTTGAACGCCCTAATCCGCGCCTTGCCGTCATCATCCCACGAAACAACATCAGTCAATTTCGCAGAGGCCAAACCTAGAAGCTCCAAGGCCAACTCATCACGGTGGTCGTAAATGATGCTCGACCCACGCAACCGCTTGGTAATAGCACCCATCGCCATCTTCGGCGGGCGAGGACCAGTACGCCCCCGCCTCTTCGGTTTCTCAGCCATCAGAACGGTATGCTATCTTCTAGGTCAGACCTCGGTGCAGCCGCAGCCTCACCAATCGGCGCAGAGAAAGCACCAGTGGCTCCACCACCCGCAGCAACAGCCGCTCCAGCGCCCGCACCATCGTCCTCAAACAAACTCAGCCAAACCTCGCTGTCCTTATTCGGCAATGGGGATACGTCCAACTTAATCCGCATCTTGCCCTCCTTCTCAAACGCAGTGCCTATTCTCAGCCACATGGGCTTGTCTCGACCAGGAATGTCCTTGGCCTGTACAACTCTGTATCGCTTACTCATTGCCGCTCTCCTTCAAAATCTTACTCGCCAAACTCTTACGAACCCGCTCACGAGCCTCGTCAGGCAATCTGTCGTAAAAGGTAACCAGGTTATCAAACATCGGTCCCATCGGCTTCGGGTTCAAAGCATCGTGGAACAAACTCTTCTCAGGCTCAGTACTCATTAGAATTTCCTTTCAGTGGAAAATGGGAAAATATTTCGGGGAGGGCCCCCCTATACGTGACGGGGGGTGGGGGGGCCTAAGGGCGGTTCTCGCGCTGGCCGGACGCGCCGGTCACGCCACGCAATTATTCTGGTGTACAGGCACCAATGGAACGACTGGTGTTTGTACACTACCATCGTACAGCACTCGTGACCTTGCCTAGAATGGCGTTGATGTCTGGACCTTGTGGCTTGTGTCCTGCCTTGTTCTCAGCCTTACGAGTGAACCATGCAAGCGATACCGGCGGCTTCTTGTCCTGACCTATGAACCACTCCGCTGTTGCCGTGGCGTCTGCAATGAACGTGTCCTCGGTGTAGCCAAGGTTCAGCACTGCCGCTGCTATCGATACCTGCCGGTCGTCGTATTGCCAGCGTATCCCGGTTGCTTCTTGGAAGACGGCGGCGTAGGCTGCACAGATGGCTCGACAGGCTCGTTCTGGTTGGTGTTCGTTGCGTACATGTTTTTCTTTTTTTTTCTTTTTTTCAACAAAACCATTTGTACTATTCTTATCTTCTAGTTCTATATTGTTGCTACTAACAACCTCCGGGTTGTTTTTTCGTACAACCTGCAGGTTGTTTTTTCGTACATAGCCTTCATCACTATTACAACCTGCAGGTTGTTGACTATCGTACTTATCCACAGGCTTAGAGCGCTGCTTTGTAAGCTGTCCTTTGGCTCCTCGGTTAGCTACTGCCATTGTATCTTGTGCCTCTCTTGTGAGTTCTTCCTCGGTCTTTGGTGTGGTGTTCAGCACCTCTTGCAGTGACATTCTGGGGTCATAGATTACCCTCCAGACTGCGCCTCTTTTGCCCCATGCTCGTCTGTTATCTTCTTTGCGTATCTTCTGGATGTAGCCGTACTCGACCAGTTTCTTCATGTGTTTGTGTACTGCTTGCTGAGAGATGCCGATGGCTTCAGCCACTGTAAGTTGGTTCATGAAGAACACTCCGGTGTGTGCTTTGGCGTAGGAGCAGACGAAGGCGAGTACACCGAATGTTGAGGCGTACTTGTGTAGGCGTGTATCCACTGTTGCTCTGGGCGGTATGAGACAGAATGGACCGGGTGCTTGGTACTCACCGTGGCCATCTGGCGCATCCCTTATTGGGTCTGGTGACAGGGCTGACTTACGCATCGTATAGCTCATCAAAGTGGTTTGCGAGGCGGCGTAGTTCTGTTGCCATGTTCTTAGCATCTTGCTTGTTCAGTGTGGCTGTGAATAGCGGCTTGCGGCTGCGTTGTTCTGGTGCTTCTCCTGCTATCAGGGCGAATGTGTAATAGTCGTGCCGAGGGTTCTGGGACAGTTCCCAGGTGATGTGGCCGGTGGTGTAGTGTTGGCGCTGAATCGGACGGGTCATTCCTCGTCATCCTCATCGTCTGTCAGGCGCTCACCACTGCCGAGACAGTCTGTACAGGTCTCGACCCGCTCCTCTATGTATCCGCTATCAACGTCAAAGCTCTGCCGATGATACAGTTCTATCAGTATGGTGCCGGTGCCCCCGCACTCCTGGCATATCCGCATGGCTTCGTTGGTGGCGTTGCTCATAGCTTGACCCATGCCCCGCCGACCGCTTTTCTGGCCACTGTGATGGGCATTAGGATTGCCTTGGCACCTGTTTCCTTATCACCGACCGGGACGTGCCGACCTCCCCAGCTTGTGGCGTGTGTGTCGCACAGTGCTTGGATGGCGCTGGTCTTCATCAGCCAAACTTCATCGCCAACGCCGTGTATCCATAGTTCAGGGTTTGGCCCTGCAGGGTGTATGCCTGACGGCTTGCCTTGGCTTTGTGTTTCCAGTGCCAGGTTGCCCGACCCGCTGGCGGCGAAGTCCATTTTACATTCTGCCTTGATGCGGTGAGCGCCATAAAGCGGGACATCTAGAACGACCGTCAGGTCATAGTCATGGTCTTTGCGCTTCCACGCCTCATGTCCGGCTTTCTTAAGCAGCTTTATGACTTTGCGTTCGAACTCTTCGCCCAGTTTGCGCTGATGATTGAACCGTTCCATAGGTGACATTTCGTAATTGTACGTTGGTGCCATGACTAGCCCTCTTTTTGCGCTGATACTGCGCCGTACACCCAACAGTCCCGGCGCCCAGCGGCCACGTTCTTACCGTTCTTGCGGATGGTGTGGAGCTTTACGATTAGGTTGACGTTGGCGAGGGCTGACATGTTGGCGGCTACTGAGTTAGCGTTCATGCCGGTGCCCTGGCTTACGGCTGTGACTGTTGCCGGTCCTTTGGTGGTCAGGAAGCTGATGATTTCTTTTTGCTGGGCGCTTAGTTTTTTGAGGTAAGTGCGGGCATCGCAGGGCAGGGGTTCACGCAAGGTGATGCGCTTGGTCTGGCGGTCGGGGTACAATGTGCCGCGTGGCGTTGTTGTCTTGGCGTCACGGCGTTCATGTTCCAGCATTCTCAGGCCAAACTCTGCTTCGTTCTCGCCCGGTCTTGGCGCTCCTGCATGTGGGTTCAAGGTCATGTTTATATCTTTCATATTGCTAACGACCACATCGCGCTTGTGGTTTCTAGTGTATTGAAACTCTATGTCGTAATAGTGCGCGTATCTTCGTAGGTTGCGCGTTGGCATGTTTAGTATTTCGGCGGCGTCTTTGATGCAGTATGAGGGGGCCAGTGATTGAACGAGTTCTAGACGCTCACGCCTATGTCTCGCTGTCATCTCGGCCCAATACTCCATATTACTCAGGCAGTGCGAACTTGACTGAGCGGTACTTGCTTGCGGGCACCTCTATGATTTTGGTGCCGGTGAACTGTGCCTCGACCAGCTTCTTCTTGAGCCTGTAAATTGCTGTTCTCATGCCCTTTACATCCTCGACCACCAGCGCACCGTGTTGACCGTCTGGGCCAATTACTTTGCAATCGAAATACTGAAAATCGGCTTTGTATTTGCATATCTTCTTGCCCTTGATTTCAATCTGGAAGGATGTTTGCATCTCTAAGTGCGTGATTTCACCAGCATCAAGGCGTGGCTTCAGCGTCCACCAATAGTGTTTAGCTTCAGCAAGGCTGTCGAACTTGTAGCCGCCGAACTCGACTTTCTTATTGCCAAACTTACTACGCAATGTTGCGGGCCATCTTGACCAGGTTCAGCATGTCGGCGTCCACGTCCTTGTTTAGCCGGTCTAGGCCAGCCCGTAACAGGTCGTTTGCCACAAAGGTCATTGACCGGCGCTGCAGGGTGGCGGTCATCTCTAACTCGTCGCGGAGTTCCTTGCTGACCCTTAAATGTATGACTGCTTTATCGCTCATTTCTGTGTCCTCAACATTTGTACCATTTAATACTTGTACAATAGCTATCAGGTTGCTATATGAGTTGTAAAGGTGAGCAAAACGTGAGTGCTCAATTTAATTTGGGAGAGACAGATGAAACTTACAAAAATACAGCGTGAAATTTTAGAGGGTGCCGTTGCATCAGAAGCAGAACACGGCGTCAAGAAACCAATCCACGTTAACACATTGGGTCGCTCTTTGGTCAACTTCTCCAAAAGCTACAGCACATATTGTACCAAAATGGAAAAACTTATTGATGCGGGTTTAATCTCTCGCGGCATACACGAGGCTGACGGCTACGCATATGTCACCGACAAAGGCAAAGCGTTAATCAATGATAAAGTTACGCAATGACCGGCCTTATCCAAACCAGACCTGACCACGGTGCCATGCACACTGGCAAGTTCGCGGCCTATGTGCGTGTGTCTACTAAGGTACAGGACAACGAGAACCAGCGGGCCGCAATCAAGGCTTACCTCAATGGCGGTGACTACACTGTAGAATGGTTTGAAGATGAATGCAGTGCCGGTACGCCTTGGGATATGCGTAAAGGCTTGCAGAACTGCATTAACTATGCGCGCAAGTCTGGCGCGACTATGGTGGTGTACTCTGTCAGCCGCTTGTCGCGCACAACTTGGGAAGGGCTACGCTTTCTAGACAAGCAAGTAGCAACTGGCAAAGTAAAATTTGTGGCTGTTGATAATCCTCTTTTAGACCATAAGACGGTCGGCTTGTTGGCCGCTGTTGCTGACATGGAACGTACTGAAATTAAAGCACGTACCAAGATGTCGTTGGACCGCATCCAAGCCGAGATTGCCGAGAAGGGCAGCTATGTTACTAAGAGCGGACGCACAATAAATAAGCTAGGCTCAAGCAATACAACAGAGGCATCGCTGGCTGGTAATGCCGCAAATGCTCGCAAGGCGCTGGTGTATGCCACGCAGTTAGAGAACCTGTTTAAAGCATTCGTAAAGCAAGACATGTCGTACCGCGAAATGGCCAGTGAACTTAACAAAATTGGTATCTTGACGCCACGTAAAGCGGCTGACCCTGACTTGTTAGAGGACTTCAAATGGCACCCATCCTCAACCCGCAACTATGTCAAACGCCTTATCAAAGCTGGGGTCATAAGTTCCAATAAGTAATTCTTGACTAATTAAGAAAGATAATTTTGTGTACACTTTATCACATATCAAACTGAAATTAATCGGAGAACCCTAACGACAGTTGGGTTGGGCTTAGGAGGAAAGTACACATGAGACGGCAGCAAAATAGAACGGGGTTGGTTTGGAATTTAGTTGTGCCTAGTTGGACAACTGCCAACATTGTCATGCCAACAATTCAACAAGCAATGCACAAAACGCCAAGCGAAGTACGGCGTACACAGAATGGGAATGCAATTAGGTCAGTATCACCGCCGAGAGCAAAGGAGCAAATACACAATGCCTTTAGATAATCAATTTATAATTCCAGAGGGTATGCGAAGAGCGCAAGCCGCAACCCACGTTGGCATTTCTGCCGCCCACTTTGACAAGCTAGTAATCGACGGCCTCATGCCTTCGCCACGCATCGCGGCGGGCGTTAAGATATGGCTACGCTCAGAACTTGAGTATGCCCTACTCGAACTGGAACAGGACCAGCGGGGTACTGTCTCATGCGGGGAATACGACTTAAACATCTGAACCGCTCCGGCGAATATAAGTCAGGCAACCCGCGCTGGTATTACCGGCCAAAAGGGCAGAAGGGAACACCGATGCCTGACGCGCCAATGGGCAGCGTACAGTTCCTCAAAGCATACACTGACCTAGCGGGTGTCGAGCCAGTGCGGCCAATCATCAAGGGCAGTTTGGCCAGTGCCGTGTCCAAGTATATTGCCAGTTCGCACTTCACCACTATGGCACCGCTTACTCAAGGTGTACGCCGCCGTGCCCTAGAACGAATCAGGGAGACCGCTGGCAGTGAAAGAGCATTAACGCCGGATGTTATCCGCGCTGACCTCAAGAACTATCACGGCCACGCACAACACACGCAGCTTAAAATGTGGCGCGGGTTCTGCAAATATCTCATGCACATCGATGCGCTGAAAGTGGACCCGTCAAAGGACATGGTTCGTGCGCCTGTTGAAAAGAGTGACGGGCATATACCGTGGACACACGATGACATTGAGATGTTCCGCAATCATCACGCGCTGAACACACACCCTAGAATGGCCTTTGAGTTGCTGTACTGGACCGGCGCAAGCATGGTTGACGCTGTCCGACTTGGGCCAGGCAGCATACGCCCCGGTGGCTGGCTGTCATACCGGCGGTCGAAGACAGGCACGTTAGTTGAGATACCGTTTGACCGTGAATTGCCGCACTTTGCACAATCGTTTAAGCGCGACCTAGACCTATTGCACAAAGCGATTGAGGCACAGCCTGACAAGCACATGACCTACATTGTCACCGGCGGCATTAAGTACAGCCACCTCATACCAAGGACAAGGGCAGTCAAAGGCGCATCAAGCTGGTTCAGCCGACAGGCATCGGCGGCGGGTGTTGAAGGCAAGACAGCGCATGGCCTGAGAAAAAGCAGGGACATGGAGATTGCTGCCAACAACGGGTCAGCCACAGCCATTATGTCCTGGTTGGGTCACTCGACCCTTGTTGAGGCGAGTCGCTATATTAAAATGTTTGACAAAAGGAGGGCGTTATCCGTATCAAATAGTGAGCAGACAGGGGTTGGAAGTTCCAACTCTAATTAAAAAAGTTCCAACTAATCGCACGTTGCGACAAAAAACTACACAATAACAAAGGACTATATAATGAGTGATTGTAATGTGGCAGCCCGTACGAGACTGCCTTACCCCAACGATAACAATGAGTTATCAGTAAAAGTTCCAACTGACCCTGTCGTGCAGGGCCAAGAGGTTAGTCGAGCAAGTTCCAACTTATCCCTGATATTAGACGGCGTCAGCTTCACGCTCTTCTGCGTGTGCCTGATGGCCTCGTCTTGGATTGGCTGTGCGCTGTCTGACGTATGCACCGCCGCGAATGGGGGGCCGTTCTGATGCCAAAGCTAACACGTACAGGATATGAGATTGGTAGCTCTGAGGCAGGGGCAATTGTTCTAGGCAAGACCGCATTCCAGAACCGGCATGACATTTTAGAAAAGCACAAACTGGCCAAGGCTGGGGTCGAGACTATTGAGCCTGACTTAAAAAGTTGGGCACTTATTCGCGGCATCTTCTTAGAGCCAGCGGTGGCTAACATGGTTGAGTTTTGGATTAACGAAATGTGCGTCAAACCGTGTCAAATGTGGGAACCAACTGAGCCGTACCAGAAGGCTAGGGCGGCGAGTTCTATTGACCGAATTGTAAAGCTAGCTGACCCGCTGACGCTGAAAAATCTAGAGGGCAAAGATATTGTTATGAGCGGCACCGGGGTGGTTGAGATTAAAACCGACCGATACCATCACGACAAGCCAAAACCTGAGTGGATATTTCAAGTGCTTCATCAAATGCATTGCAGCGACATTCAATGGGGAATGATTGGCTGTTTTGACCAGAACTTTAATTTGCATTTGTACCCGGTTGAGCGGTCGGCCAATCTCATTGGCATCATGCTTGAGGCATACGATGAGTTTTGGAACTTGGTTGATACTGACAGTCACTACCCGCCGGACCCTGACCCTGACGCTGACGTTGTTGCCGTGTCTTATCCTGATGGCTGGGAAACCAACGCCGACATCTCAGGTGCGGCCCAAGGCTATGTTGAGGCTAACGCCGAGGTAACCCTTGCCCGTGCCAAGCTGCGCGAGTTGGAGAAAGAGCGCGACGAGTACAAGAATGCGCTGGTTGATGTCATGTACCTGTCGAACATTACACACGTTGATGCTGACGGCTACCGCATTCACTCGGAGTATATCAGCAAGCCCAAACGCAAAATGGTTGAGACCGATGAGGTCACCGAGACCCTAAAATTTTCTGTAAAGGAATTGAATAATGAGTAATGCAGTTACCACCCGCAATAGTCTGGTGCCGACCACCTTGTCCGAGGCCATGCAGTTCTCTGACGTTCTAAGCAAATCAATCATGGTGCCTCGCGAATACCAAGGCAAGCCAGCGAATGTGTTGGTTGCGGTCCAATGGGGCATGGAGTTAGGTCTGGCACCGATGCAAGCCTTGCAGAACATTGCCGTCATCAATGGCAAGCCTAGCATATACGGTGATGCCTTGCTGGCTATGGTCAGGGCAGACCACCGCTGCCGTGGCGTGAAAGAATACCTAGACGGGGAGACAGCCGTTTGCCTTATCACCCGGTCGCACAATGCCGGTGAGGTCGAAGAGATTGAGCGCAAGTTCTCGGTCGATGACGCCAAGCGGGCAGGGCTGTGGGGCAAGCAGGGGCCTTGGAAGCAGTACCCTCAGCGGATGCTACAGATGCGGGCCAGGTCGCTTGCTATTCGTGACGGCTTCCCCGATGTGATTAAGGGGTTAATTAGTGTCGAGGAAGCGCAGGACATGCCCTCGCCAATGAAGCCCGTACAGCCCCAACCAGCGCCGTCAGGGCCGACCATAGCCGAGAGGGCAATGGCTGCAATTGAGCCGCCACAAGAGGCTGTGGAAGCTCCACAAGCTCCACCAGAGCCGGTCGAGGGGTTCGCCCTTCGTATCCCCGGCAAGCCTACGCAATCGTTCTCTGTGCAAATGGACTTTGCCGATGCGTACAATGATTTGCTGTTGAAGGTTCGCCGAGCACGGTCACTGCCGGAAGCTGAGAGGCGCACAAAGATGAAGGCTTTGGAAGAGGCCAATGCTGACACGTTTGCTCTGCTTGATGAAGACTTAGCAAAGGAACTGCATGACAAAAGACTGCAATACAATGCCGGTCTAGGCGCTGAAGAAAAAGAGGCCGCTGATGACTGATGGTAAAGTGACGTTGACCGTTGAACAGCGGGAGTTTTATGAATTCCTAAAACGGTTCGTCAAAGTGCATGGCGTTGCACCGACCTGGCGCGAAATGGGTGCGGGCTATGTGGCCGGTGAGAAGGCAACCGTCATGCGTCACCCCGGTCAGATTGCCAGAACAATAGGATGCCTTGAGGAGCGGGGCTGGATAGAAAGGTTGCCCGGAAAATCGCGGGCCATCAAGTTCCTCTAAAATTTTTTCGGCAAACAGTATGCCACAACGAAATCGTCCGGCGAGTTGGTAAAACCGTAACGCTTCACCACTTGCCGGGCCATTTCATTACAAGCATATATTGACTGATACGCGAGAGTATTTGACACAAGCTCACGGTCCTTACCCAGCCCAATAAATACGAACAGAACGAAGAGATGCACTATCTTTTCTTTGCGGTCTTGGCGCTTTGCTTGAACGCCTTGGCCGTAGGCGCGCCCTTGGTGCCAGGCTTTCGCATCTTCTCTCCACTACCGGCGGCGATACGTTTTTTCTTTCTATCGATGTTTCTATACAAACCAGGTGGTTTAGCCATTTGTTATCCTTTCCTTTGGTTGCGTTCACTTATTCGTTTGCCTCTGGCCACCGCCTCGCGCTTAGAGTTGGCACCCCAATCCATCAGGCTTTTGAGAAGCGGCGTAGGCTTACCGTTGCGCCGTTCTGGACCGCGCATTTTGCCCATGCGCTGGAGGAAGGCGGCTCTTCGCGGGCCATCCCCGGTACGTTCTGGGCGTCCCATTACAGTCTGACCTCGAAATGTGGAGCATCGATAAATGGGCGTCTTGACTGCGACCGGCGTATGTCAATGTAAGAGTTCATTGCATTCTCAGCACTGCCCTCCCACTCACCAATGCTATCCACGGTCCAAGCCGCACCCCAGCGTAGCTTGACCTTTGTGTCTCGCTCTCGGTTGTGTTCGCGGACCCCCTTAATCATGGCGTCTGCTATCTCGTCGTAAAGGTTCAGTTCCCAGCGGCCACCGTTCACATAGGCCATGAGGTCAACAGCCAAGCCCAACAGGTGCTTGCTCTTCATGGTTTGGCTGGCACCCTTTGCCACCAAGGCCTCTTGCTCGGCTATGGTTCTGGGGCCACAGATGACACTGAAGTCCTGAGACGTTACCTTGATGGCGCGGTGCACAATGTCTTGCAGCCTTTCGTCCACGCCGACCAGTTTGGCTAGTGAGCCTTTGCCTAATTTGTATGTCATTTGTACATCTCCTCAATTAGCTTTTTCTGGCGCTCAACCTGACGCCGCTGGGCTTCCAAAATAATGAACTGCTCATCTAGGTCCGACCGCTGGGGCATCGGTATGACCTTGTCTGTGGTCATTTCTTGCCCCCGAAATATTTGCCCGCACCTCGGATGCCAAACGAACTAAGGATGGCCGTGCCCAAGCAATAGAAATACCACTCCGGCGCTTTGCTTAGTTGGTCGAACCCATGCTCAACCACGCCCTCGGCACCGGGGATGAAGCAAAGAATTAATGGTATTGACAGTACGCCGCTGAACCACTCATCGCGCCAACTTGACCGGCTACCCTCGGCCATGATGCGCTCGTAATCGGCCACGCTGGTCTCTTTGCTGAGAAGTATCTTGGCCTTGGCTTCAGCCTCGGTCATTTTCAGTTGTGTTTCTGCTTGAGATTTCGCCGCCTTGTTTTTCAGCACGCCTCCGGCAAGTTCGACCAGCGGGCCTATCAATGCGGCAATCATGCTTCTTTGTGCCCGACAGCAAAGTAGGCTCCGACTAATGCGGAGAGCGCCAGGTACTGCGCCATCAGGATGCTCTCGGCGGCTTCCATACGCGCCGGGTCATACACCGTGGCAGCGGTACATATCAGCATCATTACCATTGCACCCCAGCACATGTGCCGCCGGTTGCGCTGGTATGTTTCATAGTTAAGGTGGTGCTTCTCTTCGATTGTCATCGGGTCAGTTCCTCTTCAGTGAATCTAAAATCTCGGACAGGGTGGGGCGCTTGTCCTTCTTTTCGTAGACGCATGAGAACACCTTGGGGCACTCGCTAAAGGACAAGGTTGGGAAGTGGTAACCGAGACCTCCGAACCCCGCCGTGAAGCGATAGACGCACACGCGCTGGCCGGAATGGTCGGTGTATCTTTTCCATAAACTGCACGGCACATGTGTAGGGTTCGCCACCCCGGCCAAGGTCACAGCGAGAACCAATGCCGGTATCATCGCACCCCCTCCGCTGGCGGTGGCACTTGCTGGCTTGCCCAAATGACCGCAAGAACAATCCCAATGATGGTGATACCTATGAGCAATGAAGCAATGAGGATGAAGATGCCCTGTATCCGCTCACGCTTTTCCAGCCGTTGTTGTTTCTCAATCGCCGCCAAACGCTTTGCTTCCTTGTCTCTCTCGGCCTGTAAAACAACAATATCGTCCCAGGCTTTTGGCCCAAATCTCATGCTGATAGCCATGCGGGCGTCCCACAATGCCTCTTTGGCCAGCCGGGCATCAATCACTTCCTGGGCCGCTGACCCTGCACCAAGCTGGTCCTTGAGAGACATGCCGGACTTTTTTGCCCGCGCCTTTTGACACTGCTTGTTGCCTTCAAACAGGGCATCAATGTCGCCCGCCAGTTCGCCCATAGACTTGGCCGCTGAAACGCCTTCCTTGATTGCCGCCGCACTCGCTTTCACAAGTGCTATCCCGGCTAGTATCTCAGCGACCATATCATTTACTTCTTGTCAGTTTTCTTGGGCCGACCACGCTTGCGCTTCTCAGGCTTTGGCTGTTCAACATCAACGTCACGTTTGTTAATTGTACGCAAGTGAGGGTTAAGGTCCAGGACAGTTACCATCTCGTTACTCCATTATCAGGCTGATGAGCAGGGCGATTGTGGCGGCGGCTGACCCTAGAATGATATGCTCTAGCCTACGCATACGGTGCAGTTGCTCCAACCACCGCTCCTCTAGGCGAACCTCTAAAACCACCAGGCGGTTGTCTATCTCATCGATGCGCTCATGTGCGCTGGCCACAGTTCGTTTATCCATCACGTCACCTCAACCCAACTCGTTGTGCCTTCATTCCAAATGTAATTTTTGCCATCGTCAGGATATGCAACCCAACTAGTTGTGCTTTCTTTCCAAGCGTAATCTTTGCCATCGCTAGGGTACACAACAGGTGGCTCCCACAAGCAAGTAGTTTCGTTTAATGTCCAACTTGGATAGGGCTGTGGTTTATAAAAAGCATTCCGAGTGCTGTCATATATATAACCAATCCCAGCATAGTTTTTTCTTAATGGTGTGCCGCCAAGACGGTGCTGACCACCGTATGTATTGTATGAAGTTTGAACCCAAGTACCCGCTTGAGTATTAATAAAGTCTTGCTCTGCTACAATTACGGTTGTAACAACGCCGTCTTCAATTTTTGCAAAATGACTCATTGATACTGATACCTTACTATGACAACTCCAGAACCACCATTTCCAGAACTCACTGCACCACCAGAGGTAGCGCCACATCCTGCACCACCGCCCCCCGTATTAGCAGTACCATGACCGCCATTTCCACGCGAAGTTCCGTCACCGCCGCCACCGTTGCCACCACTTGACGCATATGCGCCGCCACCCGCACCGCCACCAGCATAGTAGCTGCTATTAAGCCACTGAAGTCCTGCGCCACCAGCCCCATTATTTACATTTCCTTGAGTACCTTCTGCTCCTGCTCCGCCACCGCCACCGCCGTTGTAGCCGCCATAGCCTGTACCACCTGCATTACCTTGACCAGCAGTACCAGAGCCACCAGCACCAGTATTTGAGCCGCCTGCACCAGAGCCACCATTACCTCCAGCAGACCCACCAGAACCACCGCCACCACCACCAGTGCGAGTAGACCCAAAAAAGGATGAATTAGAGCCGCCACTGCCATTCTCACGCGATGATGTTCCTGCAGCCCCCCCTCCTATTGTTACAGTGTAATCAGTAGAGGAAGAAACGTCGCCTCCCGTATATGCTGTGTATCCTCCAGCCCCACCGCCACCTGCTCCCGTTCCGCTGGAGTTTTTATCATTTCCGCCAGAACCGCCGCCAGCAACAACCAAATAGTCAATCGTTTTATCATCGGGGGAGAACGTTACCGAAAACGTGCCACTGCTAGTAAAAGTGTGGAACTTGTAATCACCACTAGTTGTTATCGTTCCGCCTGTAGCCTCTATAAAAGCACCGCCCCTGCTTGGGAAGCTGCCAAAACCTAAGACCTGATAACCAAAACTCATTGCTATCTCCTACGCATCATTGGCTGCATCGGTGGTAAAGAACAGTTTAACACCAAGCAATCTGACAACACCTGTTTGACCGCTTGCGCTGGTATCTAAGTTTATCTGGAAAAAGCATTGGTCGTTATCAGCGGGTGAGCCAGCGATAGTAACTGCGCCGCTTTCAGCCGAAACCATTAGGTCGTTGGATGTTCCGCTATGAGCCAAAGCAGTCGTTGCCACCAGCGTACCAAATGCTGTGTTTATGCTTTCGTCATTGGTGATTGCTACGCCGCCAAGCTGCCACACAACTGTCCCTGTGTTAGTGCCTGTAACTGTCCAAAACGGTTGATAGGTTATAGTGGAGAGGGCGTAGCTCTTCGGAAACGCGATTGAGAACTGAGCAAAATCGTCTGCCGCCGCTGCGAAGTCTAGCACTTTGAGGTCAGGTCTAAGTGCAGTTGTTTCAACTTGAGTCAGTGCAGAACAACCGTTTGTTGTACTGGGATACATTGCAGCCGCTGGTATCCAGATACTTTCCTTGCCAGCTTGCTTTAGCGTACCGGCACCCGCTAGTTTGTTAAGTTCTGCGCCTGTACTGGTGACCGCTGTTGAACCAATAATCAGGTCACCGGCAGGTATGGTCACATCACCCGTAAAGGTCGCACCGGCTGTGCCCACTAAGGTCTGGTTACCACCGGCTGGCAGGGTCAGGGTATTGGTTACACCCGCTGAGTGCGGTTGTGCTATGATAGTCTGTCCGTGGCTATTACTCTCACAATTTAGCACGATTGTGCCAGGGTTCGTATTGCCCTTCAGCACGGTCTTGCCAGTTCCGTTTGGCGCAAGCTCTATGTCACGGTTGCTTGTCGTAACGATGTCATGTGTCACAACATCAAGTGCCCCGCCAAGCTGGGGCGAACTGTCCGAACTGAGTTCAGCCATGCCGCCGCCCGCTGCGCCTGTGGCACCAGTGGCACCTGTTGCGCCGGTTGGAATGCCTAAAGCAAACGTAGCCGTGCCGCCCGATACCGCAACCGATGCCGTTGCTGAACCGCCAGCCGATACCGTGGACACATTGACTGCCGCCCCAGTGACTTGCTGGGTGGCTTCTGGGTTTCCAGACGAACTGTTAAAACCCAAGACCTTGCCCTTGCGAGCATCCTTGCCAGGTAACGTCATATCAATGCTTGTTGCGTCATCAACCGGGGCAATCAAGGTGCGGTCTAGGCGCTCGTCCTGTTGCTGAAACAGCATCATATTTGTGTCAAAGTCTGTCTCTAGGCTAGTGGCATTTATCGTGCCGCCGGATGTGTACACACTCGACCGGGCCAGTGCCGTCTTGGACATAATGGTGACTATCTGGCCATTCGTTGGCGTGTTGCCTGACGTAAAGGTGATAGACCCCGCGCCGGTTGAGGATGTGATGCTTACCGTGTAGTGCGTTGAGATTGTCTTGAGCGTAGTGCCCACGAATACCGCGACATCTGCCTCAGTGTTTACCGAGAACGAAAACGCGAACTCAGTGGTTGAGCCATTGGCCGTGGCCTGGGCTTTGCGCGTAACTGCGCTAATTGCAAAAGTGGCCATTACCAATCCTTCCTTTTAATGATTGTACACTGTTTTGGGTGATTTGTCATTGGGTCCTAATTTCGTCTTTAACTCGCAGGGCATCAAGCAGGATGTCACCACCAGAACCAAAGTCATCGCCCGGTGAACCAGCCATCCACTTCCTTGCATTGCCCCTGCGATTGCTTAGAATTTTATGCAGTTGGTCGAACCTATCGGCATCGGTATTTGCCAATATGTATTCTTCTTTGTTAAGCTGCATCCTCATTGCCAGCTTCAATGTCTCGGCGGCGTCATAGCCATCATCACCCGGCATGTTCCCGCTTTCATCAATTGTGTTTATTGTTTTGACAAACATGTCGAACTGGTCAGCGTTTAGTTTAGTCTCGCCAATGCGGTCGCGGTGAAAGCCAAACCGGCCCTCGCCAATCTCAACCAATCTTATCAGTTCCTCATCTAGTCGGCTAAGTTCGCCCTGGCTAGTTCTCATAGGGTTAAACATTTCAGCGCGGGTGCCCTTACCGGCCACCATTTCATCACCCCAAAAGCTGAGAGCGGGTTTAAGTTCCGGCGAGAAAAACGGGTTTCTTGCCTTGGCCTTTTGTAATGCGCGGTAAAACCCCTGCATAAACTCAGGTGCCTCAGTGTATCGCGTATCTGTCCCAGGCATGTCACCGGCTGGCAACCGAGTGCTAGACTTAGTTGGGTACTGCATACGCTCCATTTGCGCCAAGTATGAGGTCTGAGAAATAAGCGGATATTCGCCGCCTGAGATTGTTTCAGCGGCATAGGACAGCAAGCCAAAGGTTGAACGGTCTAGGTTGCCCGCAACATTGGTGCCAAGGTTGCCAACGTAGTCTTCGCCAACCCAAGCCAGCATTCTTTCTATGAACTTTTCTTGACTGCCACCCCGCCCAAAAAGCGCATTGTTAAGTTCTGACACGCCTTGCAGGAACGGCATGTTTTCTGCGTACTCTGCCACGGCTAACGAATACGCCGCGGTTAGTTGGACCATGCCAGCCTCATCACCGTACCGCGAATATTCAGCCATGTCCGCGCCCATCGCCAATAGCGCTGACAGCGGGTCAAAGCGGCTAAAGCTAGTCCACTCATACGTTTGAAGTTCGTCATTCCACACACCGATAGAGTAGGGCGGCACACCGGCAGCGGCTGCAATAGATGCTCGGCTTTCAAGTGAGTTGCCGATAGAGCCAGTGACTTTGTAGTCCAGACCATCAAGGCCCATCACGCCCTCAATCCCATCCAGATACCCGGTGATAATTATGTTCCTGTCAGGTTGGTCCTCGCCACTTGCCAAGCCAAACATGGTCAAAGCAATAGAGTTGCCTAGAGCCAGTTTTGCTGAAGCTAGGTCGAACTCTTTACCTGAGATAAGGTCTTCGCCGGTAACCTTCTGCTTCAGCGCCTTGTATATCGGTGACCAATTTAGTGTGCGGTCGAATGCTTCGTTGATGATATTGGTCGGCGTGTTGTAGAACGGCGCAATCACTTTCATGCCCGGTATGTCGTTAATCATTGGCCCCATCTTGCCAAAGAACCCAGCCGGTTGCCCTTGGAACGTCATCTTGCGGGCCTCGGTGGTCATCATGTTTTGAACTGCAATCGGTGGGGTCATCATTGTTTTGGTGTATGTATCGCTGGCAAGCTGCTTTGCGTCAGCACGGCTGGACCCAGCCTTGCGGGCATTCTGATACGTCATCTGACTAGCGCGGTGAGCCTCACGGTATAGAACCC